GTCAGGGATTTCCTGACCGTTTTCTCCGTTGTCGGAGCCTGCATGTACGACGGATCCGGAGCTGCCATTTGCGGGCACCCGGTCGGGGCTCTTGGCGGCGTAGCAGCGCAGCCGAGGAGCATTAGCAGGGGGAGGAGCCAAGAGCAGAGCCTTGTAAGCTGCCACCTGAGGAGCAATAAGTTCTTGTGCACGTTTTTCCACCTCACCTTTATGAATGACTGCCGCGGCGGCCGCTTTGGCGTCCGCAGCCTTGATCTTCGCCGCACCGGCATCGCGCTCGTGAATCGAGTACGCCGTGAAAGCGCCCAGTATTCCAAGCACAATGACCGAATAGAAAATGGTCTTAGCCGTAAGCCAGACAGGCATAACTCACCTCGCAACTTCATCAGGTTTCTTCGCGTCCGCAACCGTCAACCAGTGAAACACTCCGGTGACGGTGGCAACGAGACCGGCCCACGTCGTGAAGTTCAGTTCCGCCGGATGCTTGAACAGAAACACGGTACCAGCCACCCATGCCGCGACGACAAGTCCCATGACCAGCCAATCGCGGCAATCGTTTTTTACGGGTAGACGCCAGAAAGCAGGTAGTTGGCTAGGCGGTTCGCCCGGGACTGGTGCACTTCCGACGACCACTCGCTCGACAACAACTGGTCGTGCGCTTCCTGCCAATCCTTCGCCCGTATCGCCGCCCGGCACTTCACGAATCCCATCCATCGGTGTTCACCCATGTTGAAAATTAGTTCAATGATCGCATTCTGGCGGCATGTGGAATCGAGATCCGGCCACTCCAGAGTCTGCGCCGCCTGTAACTTCGCGGTAGAGAGATCCGCATCCAGCAACGCCTGTGCGCGCTCGAACGTGATCGTCACGCCGGCCGCGCTATCGTCCTGCGTGGACATCAGATGTCCGAACCCGATCGTCCAGTTGCCGAGCGAATCCTTGTACGAAGTCAGGTTCGGCTGACCGTTGGGGCTCTCGGCGAGTTCAACATCGCGGATCAGGCGTGGATCGATAATCACTGGTGTCTGCGCCTGTCGTCGTCAATTTTTGCGGCCAGCACATCAATCTTGCCGTCGATGCGTGACAGCGTTATCTTCAGGTCTGTGATCGCAAGATCGCGATCGTCGGCTTTTGCATTCAGTGTGCTTATCGCGTCGGCCTGTTGCTTGAGCTGCACTTCCTGTTGGTCGAGCTGCACGGAAGAGTGCCACGCAACGCCGACGGCGCCGAGGATAAGGGTGACGAGTGTCCCCTTAATCGTGTCGCTACCGAATAATTTTGCCAGCACGGACATCGCGTGCGAGGCAACCGCGGGATCCTTCATGGGGATCATCCAACCTTGACCAGTTGCATAAAAGAATTCGCCTTAAGAGTGGTGACGTTCACTGAAGTCGTATTTTGCGCCCAACGCAGCGTGAATGTACCCGTTGCGCTGAAACTCACTTGTCCAGATGCCACGCACCATGACGGTGAGCTGGCCGAAGTCTGAATAGTGGCGAAGGCTTGTGCCGCATTCGCGGCCGTAGCCCCCGCCAGCGCCACCGTGGCGTTTGAGAAGCCGCTCGTGCCAAACAGAATCGCGCCGATCGTGGCGCCGCCGCCATTCAGATCGAACTGGAAGCCGCCGGTCCCGCCGACAGCCTCATAGAATGCCAAGAAAATCTCGAACGTATATGTGCCGGTCTGCGTTATCGTGATCGACAGATCCGCATCGTTCGCCAGAGTCTGGTTGCTCTTGGTCGTGTCCGCGGACTTCGTCGCCGCGAGCAGGAAGCTGGCCGGAGCGAGCCCATTCAGTGAGCTTGTGAACGTCGGCAAGATCGCATTGACCTGCGCTGCCGTGAGATCGAGGGGCGTGCTGGCACCGCCCGTATTGTTCCCCTTGATCGTCAATGTCGGCATGGCCGCCAGTACGTTATTAGGGAAACCGCCAGACACCTTACCGAGCGTCAGCGTACTACCCGCACCGCCATCCGTAATCGCGAAAACATTCGTGTCCACAGCGAATACGCGGCGCGCGGTGAGGAGCGAATCCGGCGGATTCACTGCCAGCAGGAACGGCTCGTTCCCGGGGGCGAATGCGCCGGCTGTCGTGGAGAGCGTCGGGGGCTGGCGTGCGCTCTGCGATTGTGTCAACGTCAGGCCGCCGGCCACCGCCATGTTGCGCGGGTCCGCGGGCAGGAGATGGTTCGTGATGAAGCGCCGGAACCACTGCGAGTCCCACTTATCTGGGATCGTCGTGACGTTTGGAACCGAGTTCCCCGGCCAGATTCTCTGGCTTACCATTTCCCGCCACTCAGCTGTGCCTTCACGCTCACCATGAAGGTCGGCGTCGGATCGCTGATCTGGAATTTATAGACTCGATTCCGACTCTGACCGAGCTTCGTCCAGAATACGCGCACCGTGCGCTGACCCATCGCGCCCAGACTCTTTGTCTCGCGAGCGCGCCATGTCTGGCCTGAATCATCAGAGACAAAGAGCGTAACGAGCGCGCCAGTGGATATACTCGGCGATGCGCCGGGCGTGATCACCAACTCAATCTTGCCGTGCACGATACGCTCATTGCCATCAAACACGGACTGAGTCGTGAATGATGCGTAACACGGAACACCGAACTCAGTGAACGCGGCCGTCGATAAAGTGCCGATGCGACCGCTTTGCGAGTCGCCGACCAGCTGCTGGCCGAATGCGTTGTACCAGCACGCCGGGCGCCAGTAGCCGATATTGTTGACCAGCGACTGCAGTTCATGCCACTCGGTGGTCAGGCAATCATACGCCAATGTGCGCGATGCCGCGGGCAGGGTCAGAATCCAGAGCGGGTGCCCGTTGATGGTCGGCGTCAGCGAGTATGCGCCGACCAGTTGACCATTCAGGTTCGCGTCTTGCAGAATCTGCTCGATACCGCTGTTCGAGACACGCTCTGGCGTCTGACCGTTGCGGCGCCGGATCGTGCAATCCTGCGCGACCCAGAAAACAGACTGATCCTGCAGGTTCGGCGTGTAACCGCAATCGGGGTGAATCCCAATCTGCATGAATCCGTCTGGCGCATCGGCGAACGGCGAGCCTGTGGGGCTCCCGTTGTTCGTGTAGACTTCCGAAGTGCGCGTGCCGAAGATCACCACGTCGCGGTGATCGACCGCCATGCCGACGAAAAGATCCGTGCCGAACTCTCGCGGGAAGACACCGAAAGTCGTAAACGTCGGCGGCCCCAAGCCTGATATCGGCTGCCCGTCGTCGTTATAAAATCCGCGACCATCGGTGCGCAGGAAGACAAAGAAGCTGTCAACGAACCAGACATCGATCGCGCCGTACTGCAGGAAGGTCGGATCTAAAAATTGTGCGAACGGCGTGGGCAGGTCGGGACAGTACGTGTACGCGATCGAGGTGCCGGGAATCAGGATGAACAGGCATTCTGTGTTATCCACCATGCGCACGAAACCCGCCGTGGCGATGTTGGTGCCGTTAATGCCGGTGCCGAGTTCCGTAAGTACGCCGGTCGAGGCGACAGAGTACAGCGTCGAGCCAATGACAGTATACAGGACGCCCTTCATCTCGCGAAAACCGCGCACGATCGTGTTCTGACCGTTGTCCGCCAGCGGATCTATGCCGGGCGAGCGGCGCAGGTAGATCGGTGGCACCTTCTCCTTCGTATCCGCGTCCGAAGTCTGTGCGCCGATCTCGCTGAAGAGGCCAATGAGCTTTTTGCTGCTGGCGCGCGGGTCGGTCGTAACGTACGAGCCGGTCGCCAGAGGGACGTCGGTCGTCACGGGCTAAGCCCAGCCCGGGCCGCCCCACGGAGACCCTTGGGCGCGCGACAGTTCGCTCAGATCGCTCTCGAAGTATTTCACGTAGCGCTTAGTCAGCATGCGCTCGGCGTCCGCGATCTCTTGTATGATCAGCGGATTCTTGATCGTGATGTCGTACGTGATCGCCAGCTGCTTAGCGAGCAGCATCTTCACGCCGTGTATGTCCGCATCCTTCAGCGGTGCGATCGCCGCGAGGTTCGATTGCGGGTACCAGCCGAGGCGCAGGCCGTCGGCCGCCTGATTGAGCAGGTAGTTGTTGAGGAGCAGCAGGCCGTCCTGCGCCTGAGCGGGGCTCGGAGACTCTGTTTCATCGACGATCCCGGTCTTCCGGAAGGCGCCGGTTATGATCGACAAATTGGTCTCAGCCATGCTGACTCCGTGAAATTAGGTGCCGTCTCTCCGAGCTGTCACGATCCGGCAAGCCGGTCATTCTGGGGTTCGTTACCCAGCTGTGTACCCGGGGTGAGGACGGGTACACAATCTCACACCGCTCTATGGCGGCTCATTTTACTGGACGCGGATCCAGCTGCGGGCGTTGACGATCACGCCTGAGCTGTTCTTCGCGCCGTTCAGGGAGTACGCGTACTCCACAGGCGTGTTCGCCACCAACGCAGTGATCGAGCCGACGATGAAGTCACCGGTATTTGCGGTGAACGTGATCGCGGTCTGAATCTGCGTCGAAGAGACACGCATCCGCTGCCCGTCGATCGGGTTCAGCGGCAGCAACACGGTGCCGGTCGCCAACGTGCCAGCCGGGTTCAACACCAGCTGGCTCGTCTGCGGGGCAATCGTGAATCCCGTCAGGGGGACGTAGAAATCAAACGGCACCGAGACCGGGTCTTGATTGCCGTAACCTACTTGAGACATGGAAATTTCCTCTTGTGTGCGTTTGAGCTTCCAAGTCGCCCGATACGACGAGTTCGATACCTTTCGGCGTCAAACTCGCCGCATCAGACGAGTTCAGTCACTCAGTTACGGCTTAGGCCGGGACTTCGATCAGGCGGACGGCCAGTTCCGGATACGCCAAGACTTCACCGTGGATGGAGTCGAGTCGTGCCGGGAGCAGGTCGTTCTGCGGATCCCACTGCTGGGCGAAGCGGATGTTGTACCCTTCGAAGCTCTCCGCGGCCGTCATCTTGACGAGCGGCGACAGGTCGAGCATCGGGGGGTTAGCAAACACGATCGCATCGCGATACCACGCCAGCGACTGCTTGACAGTCGTGCCGGAGATGTTCGCAGAGGTCGTGCCCATGATCGTGATGGCTGCACCGTTCGCGGGGACAGAGTCCACGTTCTGGTACGCGCCGCCAGTGATGATGGCCGGAGAGATTGAGGCCACAATGGCGCCCGCGGTGTCGCTGATCGTCGTGTTGATGACGAACTGCTTCAGGCGGCCCAGTGACAGCTTCGATTCCGGATCCACATCGTTCACGCCAGCGATGGAGATGATGTCGCCCGCGTTCAGCGTGGTGGCACCAGAGTTCCAGCCGTTCGTGGCGAGGTTGGTCGAAGCGACGAAAGCGTTACCCACGCCAGCGTTACCTTGACCAGCACCGTTCACGACCGGGGTCGAACCGGTGACCACACCGTTCACGTGCACCGGCATCTTCGTGTTGCGGAACGCAATGAAGCCGGCTGCCTTATCGGCGATCACACCTTCCAGCCACTGATCCGAGATCTCGGACTGCGGATTGAACAGACCCTTGTTGTCCAGTACGAAGTAGTAGGACGCCTGCGGGGTCGCGGTCAGCGTGCGGCGATCGTCTTCAGGGGCGAGGGCTTCCGTGAGGAACCGCTCGGCCTGCAGCACAGTCGCGAAGCTGACGGTGTTGTTGAAGGTGCCGACGAATTTCGGAACCTGATTGGTCAGACCAGCCACGGTGGCTTCGAGGACTGCCGCAACCTTCGCCATAGCGGGTTCGAGAACCTGCTCCTCGAAGTTGTTCAGCAACATCGCACGCTCGACCGAGGTGAAGTTGACGTCCACGCCGACTTGGTTGTTCACGGTCAGCGTTGCGAAACGCTGCACGGAAGCCTGAGCCGACATAGCCGCACCCGTCCGAGCCAGATACTGGAACGGCAGGCGGATTGAGAGCTGCTGGCCGAGGATGACGCCGTCGATCGGTCCCGGGAGCAGGCTCTGGTAGTCACGGTTAGTACGTCCCGTGAAGTTGGACTTGGCGTGCAACAGGACGAGCGCCTTGCGCGCTACCCATTGTGCCGTGATTAAGCTGTTAACAGCCATTGGAAGTTACCCTTATCTGAGGCGCGAGCGAATCTTCTGACGCATCTCGCGCTGATCCATTTTCTTTTGCCGTTCCAACGCCACGAAGTCTTCCATCGACAGGCCCGGGTCCAGCGCGGTGCGCGTGGTCGGACTTCTGCCAGCAGAGACTGGTCGCGGCGGGGGCGGCGCCTTTGATACGGTTCTAGTACGTGCTGGTTGAGCGGAGGTATCCGCGTTTGCCTTTCCAGTGTTCGCGTCCTTACCCTTGCCGCCTTTATCGGCGGCCGGGGCAGGGGCGGGTTGCGACAGAAGCTGACCTTCAATGCGGCCAATGGCGATACCCTGATCGTCGGGCGACATCTTTGAGATGCGCACAGCGATGTCGGGGTTTGTAGCCAAGTGATGCAATATGGCCGGACCAATTTCAGACATCACCACCGCGCGAGCCATCTGCTGGCTGGGCTTTGGCAATGCCGGGTTCTTGATCACAGTGTCGTAGTCGGGGTGTGTCTTCTTGAACTCTGTAACGCGTGCTTCAAATGCTGCGCCTACTTGGGCTGCGCTCTGTTTCGCTTGTACTGTTTGCAGTTCCGTCTGTACACCGACACTGACCTGTTTTCGAACCCACTTCTTTAGCGCTTCTCCGTGCGCCACCGGATCGTAATCAAACTGCTCCAACGTCGGCATGGGCTCATCCTCTGCAACCGCTACGGGCGGCTCCGGGGCAACAGCAGTCTCCACGACCGGCGGCCGTGCAGCGTTCTGTGCTTGCAGATATTTTCCAAACTCTCGAAGGGCGTTCCGTTCGTCAACCACTTCCTGAAAGCGATCGTAAGGTACGGTTCGCGGCTTACTGGCAGGCGCGGCCTGCTCGTCTTCAGTAGCTGAACTGTCAGGATCAGTTGCGGGTGCCGAATCCGCTTCTACGGCAGAACCGTCATCCCCGGTATCGGTGGGGTCCGAGGCGCCGTCTTCCGCTGACGAGGCGGAGTCGGTTGCCAGCGATTCATCGCCTGCTGGCTCGGCAGAAACTTGTTCGGCCTCCGGCTCGACGGCCGGGGCTGGTGTCTCAACAACGGGTGCGGCCGCGGCGGCACCCTTCTCGTATGCGGCGAGTTGGTCGCGTGTGAAAGCCATAAATTACTCCTACACAGGTTACGATCCTGCGAAACGAAAGGTTACTCAACATCGACAACTAAACTATTTCGCGGCCGCGGCGTCCGCTTCGGCTTCGGAGGCCGACTCGCGCTCGTTCTCGCCGAGCTTCTGGGCCTTGAGCAGGTTGTCCAGATGATTGCCGGCGAGTTCTTTGATCAGCTTCGCAACTTCAATGTTGCTGACCTTGGCCTTGCTCTCAGCGATCGCTGCGTTCGCGACCTTGGAGCGGGCGCCAGCGATCTTCGAGACGGCTTCAGCCTGCTCGACCGGGCTCGGCTGCGGCGGAGGCGGCAGCTGCTTCTTCTCTTCCTCAGTCGGCTGGACAATGCCCTGCTGAATGAGTGCGATACGCAGGCGCCGCGCCATCTCGCCAGCCTCTGGGGTATCGAGGTTCTTGACCAGCAGGTCGGCCAACATCGGGGCGGCGTTCGGCAGAACATCCATCGCATCGAGGATCGTCTGCATGGCTTCCTGACGCGCGGTCTGGTAGCTGGGTCCGAGCGTGGCGGTAACATCATAAGCGCCCTTCTTCAGGTCGATCATGACATCGCCAGAGCTGTCGTACAGCTTGACCATCTTCTCGGTGCCGTCCACGCCGATGATGCGCACGACACGCTCGCTATCCATTATGGTCGGCACCATATCGATGAACATCTCGGCGGTGAGCTGCAGGGCGTCACCAAAGCCGTCGATGAATTCGAAGCTGCTCAAGTCCGAGCGGCGCGTATGCTGAACGAGCGCCTTGCCACTGACGCGGTTCATATCGTCCGCGTTGCCCATCGCCGGATCAAAGAACCCGGTCGTGGCCTGAATATCTGAGAGCGCCTGCTGCGATAGTGCGAGCGCGGCGCTCGGCACGTCGATCGGAGGCGTCCGTGTCGGCATGCCGCCGGACTCTACGGCCTTCGGATCGACATTGTATGGCAGGTATGGGCGCGAGGCGGTGTTAGACTGCGCCCACTCCGCCTCATACCCCTTGATCATCGTCTCTGTGACCAAATACGGCGCCTTAGGTGTGAGGGCGCTGCGCTCGATCATGTCAGAGCCGCGGCTGTTGTAGCTGCGCTGGGCATCCTTACTATGGCGGATCAAGCTCTGGAGCTTTTTCCGACCCTCGATGTTGATGTAGCGGCCCGGTACACGCACCACCGGGATGCGCTTCCAGTCGTAGAATTCTGGCCCTTCAAGGATCTCGGCGCCGCTGGCTTTGCACCACATGATGCGCCAATGGGTGACGCTTCGCGTCTTTACGACCTTGGCGTACTTGACGCCGGTCTCTTCGAGATGCTTCTGTACCTCTTTCTCTTTCTCGTCGTAATCGACGACAGAACCGTCATCAAGCAGGGCGATTTCCTTGATGAACGGAACTTTTTCGTAATATTCGGCCACGCGGACATCTTTGTCCGTGAACCAGCCGTACGAATCACGGCTCATGTTGATGCTGGAAGTCTGGAAGCCGGGATACTCTTCCTCGAACTGTGTCTTGGAAATATTCTCCGCGACTATGCAGCGGCGCGCGTCGCCCGCGCAGGGGTCCACGCACAAATGATCCCAGATCACGGTCTGGGGATTGGCGATATCCTTGAGCTTCAGAACCTGATCGAACGAGTCGTCGTCCGCATACTCCGGCATCAGGCGCCACGCGCCATACCCGCCAGCGACCGCGAACTTGTACTGCGTCTTATAAATGTTCTGGGCGCGGCTCATCTGCTCCATGCTGCGGAACAGTCCGCCGAACACGTCAGCGACCGCCTCTGTCGCCTCTTCAGTGCTGGGGCGCACTTTGATGGCGGGGCGCGTCTGGCGCATGTCGGCGATCACGAGATTGACCGGGCCGATCACGCGGTTGAACGTGTAGCAAGGCTTCCCCTTGCGAGCTTCGAGCACTACCGGATCCCACTGCCCTTGGGTTTCGGAGTTGTACACGAAATTTAGATCTTCCGTGTGCAGGCGACGGTTTTCTTCCGCGGCGCCGACATCTTCCATGTAATTATTCTTGATGCGATCCAGCAGGGCGGCGCGCTCGGTAACGCCTTCGTACGCCTCGCTGGTCGTCATCCGCTCGCCGCCCGCGGGCGGAGATTTATTTTCGGGCAACTCGCCGCTCATTTTAGGTGGGCATCTCTTCTATGATGACGCGCCGGCCGGGGCCGACATAGGCGGTGCCATTCTCGTTGGGTTTCACGATGCTGTAGGTCGGGACTGAACGCCACTGCCCATTGAATTTGGGCGGAGCCTTGTCGTCTTTCGGGTCTTTGACCATCACGGCATCTTGCATGACCATCTTAACGCTATTGGTCACGCTGGGATTGCGAAACGAGATCTGAGTCGCCATAATTTCTCTCCTCACCTATAGAGCACGGGTTGACAAAAGTAATTTGATCTGCGGCAGCAGGGCGTTGGCGCGAACGTGAAGCTCTGGCGTCATAGCCCGCCGCGGTAAACAATAAAGGCGGCCACTGACCACTAGCAAACAGCCGCCACGGCGACGGATGTCGCGCTCCACAGAGTCGGCGGAGTCCGCTAACCGCTCCATACCGCGGGCGGCCTGTAGTAAAACCACGGCGTCGCGCCGGGGCGCTGGAGAGGTTCGACCACGGCGCGTGCGAGTCCCGACATGATGCCGTACCGCAATGCGTCCATTAAGTGGTCGTTGCTTTTCACTACTTCGCCCTTCTCATTGCGGCGGTAGAGTCGATATTCGCTTATCGTGTTGGTGCACGACTTAAAAATTTTCAGTGTGCCAGTGGAGAAGCGCTCCCACACCGCATAGATGCCGGACTCGCGCGTGTTGTCCGCCTTCTCCAGATCGAGGCCGAGATCGATGTACATCTCCAGCAATTTCTTGCCGTCGATCTGCGACCGGCCGCGCGCGGCCGGGTCAACAACGCCGGGCATCCACTTGCCGCGCCGCTTGATCGCTTCGGCGTGCACGGACGGCTCAGTCTGCCCGCGATAATACTCATCGTATCCGTACACCGTGTTCGTATCACGATCATGCGCCAGCCAGAGGGCGGCGGTACGATTCCAGCCGACGTCGAGACTGAACACGCGCGGCCAGTGTTTCGGCAGTTCGAACGGATTGCACGTGATCTCGGACTCCGGCACCTGATAGATGGCGCCAGACCCCAGCTGCGGCGTTCCTTTCGAGCGCGCATCGCGCTGCCACGGCGGAATGCCTGCAAGGATCGACTTCTTCTGGTCTTCGGTCAGGTGCGGGACATCTTCCCAGCTGACCATCACGGCGACCTTACTCATGTCTGTACTCCGCCTTCACCGGAGCGGGTTCAGGGGACGGCGCCAGCTCTGGCAGGAATTCGAGCATGAGCTGCGTCAACCCTTCGAGCGGCGTCGCGGTCAGCTGAATCAATCCGTTCACGGTCATCGTGCGCAGGAGGCATTCCGTGTACACCTCAAGAGGCGGCTCCTCGTCCAGATGGACGACATGCTGCGAGGTGCCCTGAAACGCCGTGCGGCCCTGATCGTATGACTTGAACTGCGCCGTCGAAACGCCGCCGCTCACGTGCTTGACGAATACACTCTCGATCGCGTCGGCTAGGCCGTGCTTGACCGTCGTGCGCAGGATCGTGTCGCCGGGAATCATCCCGGTGCCCAGAGCCTCTGGGTCGCCCGCCTTGCCGATCAGGCAGAGCTGCAGAATGTCGCGGACCGTCTTGCCCGTATCGCCGGCCACCCAGATCTCGACCGGGTGATCGAATCGGCGGCCGGGCCACCAGTCCGGATAGAGTCCAGTCAAGTGAAGCGTGTCCGCGTAGCAGCCGGCGATCGTCTTACCGGACCGGTTGCCGCCGAATAGGGCGCATTCGTTCTCGGTCTTCGTGTACGTGAACCACTGCATCTGCTTCGCGTACGCGGCGCGAAGCTCTGGGGTCTCAAAGTAGGTCTGAATTCGGTTCCGCTTCTCGCGGCGCTCGATTTCCTTCAACGTGGTCAGGAGCCGCAATTTGTCGGACCGGCTCAAGTTCTGTGTATTCTGCGTCAATAATTCGGCCGCGGAATTTCGTAACGAGTCGAGTGAGTTGGGTGTCAAGTTGGGCATCGGTCAACTTCCTCTCGTCGTTCACGTTTAGGTCTAGCTTCTCGCGATACTCCGGCTTTTTGACGGTCAGTAATTTTTGCAGCAGCTTGTCGTTCCCTGAGAGCGCCAGCTGCGTTGCTTTGTCTTCGAGAGCCTGAACCGCGAGCGGAGTCGCCTCCTCAATCGCGGTCGAAAATTCTGGATTGCGCTCAATCTCGCGGAAATATTCCGAAGGTGTGACTCGGATCGAGTCGCGCGCGGTAGCGAGATCTCCTGTGTCCACCCACACCTCAAGTAGGCGGGTGCGCTTCTCCGGTGTCCACTCGAATGGCCCGGTTTCGCGCGTGACATACACCATGCCGAGCTTGTCTTCGAGCGCCTTGACGGCGGCGGCAAAAACGGGCGACCACGAGAGCCGAGCCAGTATCTGCGCGCCTGTGACGCCGGCTCGCAGGGCAGCGACATCGAGATCTTTCAGCTCCGCATACGCGCCGAGGAACATTTTCTCGGTGCGGTCGGGCTCAGCTGGCCGGGCGACTGCGGGCGGCGCTGCGCCGGTCTCAGGAGCCGCAGCGCGCTGCGCGTACGGTCGTTTGTATTCCGGTTGGGCGGGTGCGGCCGTGAGTGTGGCCTTGCCACGCTTCAGTCGGAAGCAATCCACGCATTGACGCGGATTCGAGACGTACCGCGGGGCAGTGTGTCCGTACCGGCACGCCTCCGCCTGATAAAACATCGGCCAGCCGCGCGCGATTGCCTCATCTTTCGGCACCAACCGCGTCGGCATGTAGTTCATCATGTCCGGAAAGCCGTCGCCGTTGAGCGGGGCAATCGTTTTTGGGTCGCACGGCTCCAGCTCACGCGGCTCCGCGGAGATTTCCAGCGGACGTCCGGCCATTAGAGCGTCGTCTCGCGTCCCGACATGAAATTCCCGGCGCGATCGAACCCAGCAGACTGCTGCCAGAGCATAGCGTCGGATTTTGAGTCGTTCGTGACGCCGTAAATCGCGCCCTGCTTGATCATCACGTAATCTTCCCCATCAATCGTGAACGGCACGCTCTGACGAGGGCTGAATTCGACGAAATCGCCCGGCTTGACGTACATTTTTCCGATTTTGCCGGTCTCTTCGCCGTCTTCGAACCAGAGCGAGCGGCCCATCATCCCCTGAGCGGCATCAAAGCGCTGCTTGCGGCGAATTTTTCGACCCGGACCGACGGCTATGACCTGCCCTTTG